TTTGCTGTTCCAATGCAACATGGTTTCAACGGAGTTAATCCAGGAATTAAGTATAATACTGGCGGTGATATAACTGCTACTAATGTGATGGGATTTGATTGCTCAACTTCCACTAAAAGTGGTTCGGTTGCTTACAAAAGAGCTATTGATACTATAAGTAATCCTGATGAAATTGATATTAATATGTTGGTAACACCAGGTATTATTCATTCATTACATCCATCTGTTACGAATCATGCTATAGATAAAGTAGAGGCTAGAGCTGATGCTTTCTATGTTATGGATTCTGCTAAGTGGGATGATACAGTAGATACTGCCGTTGCTAATGTTCAAACATTAGATACAAACTATGTAGCTACTTACTTTCCGTGGGTAAAGATGGATGATCCTTCAACAGGAACTGGCGTATGGGTGCCACCATCAGTAGTTATACCTGGTGTGATTGCTTTCACAGATAGTGTAGCTCACGAATGGTTTGCTCCTGCTGGATTGAATCGTGGTGGTTTAACTTCAGTTAGAATGGCTAAAAAGAAGCTTACTCATACTGATAGGGATACTCTTTATGAAGGTAGGGTTAACCCAATTGCAACCTTTCCTGGCCAAGGAGTTGTGGTATTTGGACAAAAAACACTACAGGCTAAACCATCTGCTTTAGATAGAATTAATGTTCGTAGATTGCTAATCAGATTGAAGAAGTTTATTGCGAGTTCTTCAAGATACTTAGTATTTGAACAGAATAATTCATCTACAAGAAGTAGATTCTTAAACATTGTGAATCCGTTCTTAGAATCAGTTCAATCCAATAGTGGGTTGAGTGCTTTTAAGGTAGTGATGGATGATACGAACAATACACCTGATGTTATCGACAGAAATCAGATGATTGGTCAAATCTTTATTCAACCTACAAGAACGGCTGAATTTATTATTTTGGATTTCTCAGTATTGCCAACGGGCGCTGCTTTTCCTGAATAATCAGTAAATTCACATACAAAGTGCGAAAAGCCCCACTTTTATAGTGGGGTTTTTTGTTTTATTGATATTTATAGTAGACAAAAGGTATATTTGAATTGTTAATTACAGTAGCGCTTCAATGTAATTAATAGTAAAGGATTTTAATAACCACCAATTAACTTAATTTAAGTAGTGCATAAATTAAAATAGGGAGAAGTATAATGGGAACAAGAAGTTCATTAGCCAAATTATCCAGAGAATTATATCCTGGATTAGGCGTAATAGATGAAAATATAGTATCCGTAGATGATGCAAATACATTTACAGGAAATTTAACTGCAAATGCGGGACTTATATTAGGATTACAAACTGTAGTAGCAGCTGGTTCAGATGAATCTGATGCAGGAGCTATTACTGCTCAAGGCGGAGCAGTAGTGCTTTGTTCAACTGCAGATAACACAAAGGGTATTATATTACCAGCACTATCCGCTTCAAGTGTGGGTGAGGTGTATATAATTTTAAATAACCTTTCAAATAAAACACTAAAAGTATATCCTGGAGCAGGTGATGCTATAAATCCACTATCAGACGATACTGCTGTTATATTAGCAGCTGACACTATGCTCATATGTATAGCACAAGATGCTGTTCAATGGTTTAGTGGTGAATTACCAGTATCTGCTGCTTAATAACTAACACTTATTAAACAATGATATTAAAGGGGAGTTTAACGCTCCCCTTTTTTATTACCTATAAAACTATAAAAAAACTATGAAATAATAAGGTAATAACTTCTATCGATTTTTTCAAATGCTTATATTTATATATGAGAATTAAAATACTAACAGGAGAACTGTAATGCCAGATTTAATAGATCCTTCAGAAATAATGTTCACTCCTTTTGAACCAAAGGTTAAGAATAGGTTCATTATGTATATTGAAGGGATACCTGCATATTTAATAAAAACTGCTGCAAGACCATCTATAACATTTGAAGAAATAGAATTAAATCATATCAATGTAAAAAGATATGTAAAAGGAAAGGGAAGTTGGGATACTTTAGAAGTTACTCTTTATGATCCAATTGTTCCATCTGGCGCACAAGCCGTTATGGAATGGGTAAGATTACATAAAGAATCTGTTACCGGTAGGGATGGGTATTCAGACTTCTATAAGAAAGACATTACTTTCAATGTATTAGGTCCTGTAGGTGATAAGGTTGAGGAATGGACACTAAAAGGTGCTATGATACAATCTGCTAATTTCGGTGATATGGCTTGGGATTCAAATGAACCTAATGACATAACACTAACACTAAGATACGATTACGCTATCTTACAATTCTAAGAGGTTCAGAATGCAATTTATAAAAGAAATGTTATCAAGCGATGCCAAGATATCTTCAAAAAGATTTGTTGGCTTCGCTTCTTTTTTTATGCTAATATGTTGTTGGGGTGCAGATACATTCACAGCATTTGAGGTTAAGGATAAGATATTAGAATGCTTTATGTATATAACCGTTGTCGGTTTAGGAGTTACAGCTGCTGAAAAGTTTGGTAAAAAATAGTTATAGTTAAGATAAATCAATAGGAGTAAAATATGGCAGAAGTCAAATTCCCTACGGAAGTAGTGGATTTGCCGTCACAAGGATTACTATATCCAACAGATAGTCCTTTATCTAGTGGTAAAATAGAAATAAAATATATGACGGCAAGAGAAGAGGATATCCTCACATCGGCAAATTTAATTAAAAAAGGTGTGGTGATTGAAAAGTTATTAGAATCTCTAATAGTAGATAAGTCAATTAAGATAGGTGATTTACTAGTCGGAGATAAAAACGCAGTTCTTATAGCTGCTCGTATTCTTGCATATGGTAAGGAATATAATGTAGAGTATGATGGACAACAATTAGTAGTTGATTTAACCACCTTGAAGGATAAGAAATTAGATGAGACTAAGGTATCCAAAGGTGTTAATGAATTTCAGTTTGAGCTGCCTGCAACGAAAAGAAAAGTAACATTTAAATTACTTACATCAACTGATGAAACAGAAATAGAAAAAGAAATAGCAGGATATGAAAAGATAGGAGATGGTGTTGGTTATGGATTAACTACACGCTTAAAGCATCAGATAGTTTCTATAGATGGCGATAGTAAGAAAGCTAGTGTTAACAATTTTGTTGACAATGAATTCTTATCAATGGACTCAAGAGCTTTCAGAACCGAAGTTTCTCGTATAATGCCTGATGTCGATATGACATCCACATACACAGATTCAGATGGAAATGAAAAGGAGTTTACGGTCCCTATGACCGTTACGTTTCTTTGGCCTTCCTCTTAGCTACAAAACAGAAATACACGAACAAATATTTCAAATAAGCTTTAATTCTCAGGGCATGTTTTCATTTTCCGAAGTGTATAACATGCCTATCTACCTACGAAAATTTTATTTTAAAAGGCTCTCTAAGCACTACAAAGAGAGAAATGAGGAGATGGAAAAGGCTAATCGTAAGAATAAAAGCTCTCATCCAAACTTCAAAAAATAAGAAAGTTGATATTTATTATTGAACCAATCCACACAAAAATAATACACGGAGAGTAGTAATGGGCTTAATAGATAAGTTAATTGATAAGGTGTTTGATAGCATTAAAAAGAACAAAACTGATAATGTTATTAAACAGCTAAAGAAAAATAATCCAGCTCTTGCAAAGGCTGCTGATAATCACAAACGGACATATGATGAATTTGTCAAACAAATGGAAAAGGCAGTAAAGGATAGGGCATCTAAGTAGCATGTCAGATTTATCAAAAGAAAAGCAAATTACCGATGAGTTAAACGCTCAGAAAAAACTGAGAGATGATGGTCGCAGAACCGATAAGACTCGTCAGCAGTATAGTGAAAGGATAGTGGAATTAGAAGCTAAACTTTTAAAGCTTCAGAAACAACAATCTGATGAACAAGAAAAAAAGAATAAAGCTGCTCAGGCCGAACAAAAGATAAAAAATAAAAGTCTTGCTATAGACCAAAAATTACTGAAATTAGTAAAGAGCAGCACCGGTAAGATATTAGAAAGTTTTAATTTGATGGGCGGTTTAGAAAAATCTACGAATGAAGCTGCAAATGCTAGTGGTAAGTTAAAAGAAGGTTACAATTTAGTTAGTGCGGCTCAATTAAATGCAATAGAAGAATTAAAAGCTGGAACGTTTGATACAGAGAATTATGTTCAAAATGTTAAAGATGAATTGCTTGCAATGGGCGATGAGGGCGCTGAAACATTTGCGAAAATGGAAAAAGATTTAGAATCTTTTGCACAAACAGTCAGAGATACTCCTGATATAGGCGAAAAATTAAAAGTGGAAGCCGAAGCTCAAGCAAAAATAGATGCTTTCAAAGATAAAGTAAAAGAAACAGCGGCACTTTTAAGTAGCCCTAAAGCTATGGGTGTAGCTGCTTTAGGATTAGCAGCTAAAATTGCAACAGACTTTGCTAGCTCAATGCTTGACATAAGACAATCATTAGGAACATCAGCAATAGATTCGGCTAGGTTAGCTGGTAATATGGCAGCGGCCGGTGCAGCTGCAAAAGTTGTCGGTGGTAACTCACAAGAAGCTGAGGCTGCTGTAAAAGGCTTGGTTAGAGAATTTGGTTCACTATCCGTAGTATCTCTTGGAGTCTCTACTCAATTAGGTTTAATAACAGGTCAGTTTGGTATAAGTGGAGATAATGCTGCTAAGTTACTAAAGTCTATGGATGCTATAAGCACTGCTTCCATAGAGACAAATTTAAATCTTATATCCTCAGTAGGTGAATTAGCTAGAGCAGAAGGGGTTGCTCCAGCACAGGTATTAAATGATATAGCTTCTGATACCGAACTCTTTGCTAAATTTGGTAAGGATGGTGGAAAAAACATCGGATTAGCAGCTATACAAGCAGCAAAGCTCGGTGTGAATATGGCTACCGTAGCTGGTATTGCTGAGTCTTTATTAGACTTTGAAAGTTCTATCACCAATGAGATGGAAGCTGAAGTTTTATTAGGAAAAAATCTTAATTTAAATAAAGCTAGAGAATTATCACTTGCTGGTGACTTAGAAGGGCTACAAAAAGAAATATTAAAGAATGTAGGTTCGGAAGCAGAGTTCAATGCGATGAATGTGGTTCAAAGGCAAGCTTTAGCTAAAGCGCTTGGAATGAATGTTGCTGACTTAGGTAAGATGGTTGCTGGTGAGAAAACTTCTGCTCAAGTTCAAGAAGAACAAGCAGAAACTCAAAGAAAACAAATGGATATGCAACAGATAATGATGGCTACTATGGTAGGTATGCAAGGAGTTCAGGCTGCTATTGTTGCTCTTGAAGCGATTAAAAATGGTCTTTTAGGTAAAGGTTTGGCTACAAGAGTAGCCGGAATTGGTGCTTCACTTGCAAGCGGTGTTGGCTCTATATTCACAGGACTTGGTATGGTGCCATTCGGATTGGGTATTCCTCTTGCTTTCTTAGCTGCTGCTGGCTTATTCAAATTAGGAAAAGCTGCTATGGGATTTGAAGATGGTGGTATGGTTGGTAGAGATGGTGGTAAAATCGCTGCATCGGATACAATACCTGCTATGTTAACTCCTGGTGAAATTGTATTGAATGCTGGACAGCAGAAGAATGTCGCAGGCTCAATTGGCACAGAACCAAAGCAACTAATCGCATTACAAAAGAAAACAAATGAGTTACTAAATACATTAATTAGAAAAACTGGTGAGCAAGCCTTAGCATCATAGGAGATATAAATTGGCACTCAAAGACATAGCATCTAACTTAGAAAATTTTAAATATGGATTAACATCTCCGGATAAAGTCGATTCTCAGATTAAGGACGGGGTAGATTTCTTTGATGATAATTCAGGTGGTGCTACCGGCTTTACTCCAAGCGTAGATTTAGAGTCTCGTTACAAAAAATTTACAGAAGGAACTGTTGTTTCTAAAGGTGGTAATGCTGATTTTTATGCCGATTTGAATCCTATACCGGCTACCGGAGGACAAAGCTCTAGATTCGTTATGTCTCCTATTGGATTGCTAGCAATTCCAAGAGTTGGAGATGTCTTTGACCAGCCTTTAACATCACTTAATCCTACGCAACATACATCAACAGGACCCACTCAATTTACAGCAAAAACATT